CCAGCGACTGGAAGATCCGGCCCTTTAAGTCGGCCAAACGAGCGGCGAGCACGGCGCCGGCCGTCCCACCAGAACCGCCGCTTTCGTACTTCACGCGCAACAAGTCGGTGTTCCACTCCAGCACGTCGGCCTTGCTCTTCATGTCCTCGCGGGTCAGGGTGGTGCCAGGGATGGGGCCTTCGTAGCTCCCCGCATTGCCCAGATGCGCCGTGTTGCTCTCCACCCGTTCGGCGTAGTCCGCTTCCAGGTTCTCGATTTCGTCGATCCATTTTTGCACCTGGGTGACGGCGGCGGTGGAGGTGATTGCCACCCTGTTGAGGATTGAGGTCAGTTCGGTCAGGTTGGCCACCGACAATGGCCAGCCGGCATAGCCCCGGATTAGCTCGCGGTCATCCCGTGGCGTCACCCGCCAGGCGGCGTTTAGGGTTGGGATGGTCATGGTGCGGTGCGATCTGCTGCAGGTTTCCGGGAAAGCTGCGGTAGTAATCGGAGATTCCCGTGTACGGCAAATCAGCAGGCAAGGGCGCAGGCAAAGGCTCAATGGCGATGGGCAAGGGCAAGAAGGGTGGCAGCTCAATGTCCATGGCGATGCCGAAGAAAGCCAAGCCCGCCAAGTCTGCCCGCCCAAAGGCCAAGTAATCAGCCTGGGGCGCACCACTGCCTGATTCTTGCCGCCCTGTCGGCACAGAAGAACGGCTGATCGTGGTACCAGGCCCAGACATCGCTATCGCCCTTTGACGCATTGCAGCGAGCGCAGGCGGCCACCTGATTGGCGCGGACCGTGGGCCCTCCCCTGGCCTTGGCGATCACATGATCGAGCGTGATGTTTTTGGGCTGGCATCCGCAGTAAGCGCAAATTCCATCCCAGGCGTAAATGATCTCGCGCCTGAAACTGCTTCGAGTGACCAGCACCGTTCCCTCGATTCGGTGGGATGCCACCTAGGCGAGCTTCTGCAGCCAGACGCAGGCGCTCAGGCTGATGGATCTTTGCAACATGGTGACGACCTTGTGGCCGCTGCGTGGCGGCATGGTCAGGGCAACCTCACGCAACACCTGCCGGGTAGCCTCTTCATCCCTGGCCCCTACCGTGGCACGAAGGGTCAGGAAGGCCCGCAGTTCGGGGGACATCGGTGCGTCCGTAGCGGGGGGCATCGGTGCGTGGCGTTTTCTCAGCTTGCCAGGGTGGCTTAGGGAATGGCAATGGCTTAGGATGGGCAGGCCGGGGTCTTCATGGGAGTGGGGCTGACGCCCCGGCACCCATTCACCACCATCGAAGATTCGGCCATGAAACTGCTCAGAGCGTCATCGTTGGCGATTTTCATCATGCTGCTTTCTGGCTGCACCGCACCAGATAGGGCAGTTCGAACGCTTACCGATGCTGGCTATTCCAACATCAAGATTGGCGAATACGCATGGCTTTCATGCGGTAAAGGCGACGTGTACAGCACCAGGTTTGAGGCAACGGGAATAACCGGCAGGACCGTAACGGGCGCGATCTGTAACGGCTTTTTCAAGGGTGCCACAATCCGTTTTGATTGATTGTCTTACCCATTCACCGCCGAGCAACCCATGCAACCACGAGCACAGCACCTGGAATGGTGCAAAAAACGCGCCTTGGCCTATGTGGGTCAGGGCTACCTGCAGCAGGCGCTGGAGTCAATGCTCAGCGATCTTGCGAAGCACCCCAAGACTGCAGATCACCCAGGCATTGCGCTTGCCGTGGGCAGGATGGAGATTGGAGACCTGACCACAAGCGGGCAGGTGCGCGAGTTCATTGAAGGCTTCAACTGACCACCCACCCATTCGCCTCTCCACTACCACCGATGACCGCCCCCCGCATTATTGCCCAGAGGCATCTGGCTCAAGCTAGAACCCGTGATGAAGTCCGTGATCAAGTCCGTGCTCAAGCCCAAGCGGAAGGGCCAAGCCTCACCGATGTTGACGAGTTGTGCGCCGAGTTTGGGCTCCGTCTACCCGACAACGAAGGCCGCGTTTGCTCAAAAGAAGTCCTGCGCGACGTAATCACCGCCGCCATCACCCGCTGGCGTGCCCCGGTTGCTCAGCCCGCCAAGCCGTGGCCGGTGAACCTGGACGCATCTGCACATCAACCGCTGGAGAGGCTGTCCATGGGCAAACTTGTCTCCGAGCGGATTCAGGAGCTTTTAGATGAAGTCGCCCAGCAAGGTCTTGAGCCTAGCGGCGTTATCCTTGGCATCAGAGCAGAAGAGCTTCTACGCAAGGAAGTGCGCAAGTCGCTCATTTTTCAGCGTAACGCAAATCAGGACAACCCATTACCTCTGCCTAATGTTCAAGACCAACTGTTTGTTTACGGCGTTCAAGTGAATAAAAGCGATGTAGAGGCAGCTGAATACGTTGGCATTGAATGCCAGTAACCAACACCCTCGCCAATCCACCCCCCATGCCTGACGCCACCACTAACCTCCTGCCCTGCCCGTTCTGCGGGAGCGCTGATACAGACGATGTTTTGTACTGCGCTGTTGACGAGTATCACCGCGCCTACGTTACTTGCTCCAACTGCTTTGCCGAGGGCCCTGTCGTTAGCGACGAAGAGATAGGGTCCGCTGCGGCTATCGAGCAAGCCGCCGCTGCCTGGAATCAGCGCAACACCTGGCGGCCGATCGAAACGGCGCCTAGGGATGGGACGTGGGTGCTGCTTGCCGGCGGCGAATGTGAATATAACGAAGAAAGTGATAACAGGGGGCGTGTTGTTACGGCGCAGTGGACCACCGAATACAGGTCAAACGCAGGCGACCGACCGATTGCCGATTTTGGGCGCTGGGAGTTTGCGTACTACGACTCAGGCTTTTATGGGGAATACGAAAACCCCACCCACTGGCAGCCCTCCCCAGCCCTCCGCCCATCACCCCTAGCCGTTGATCCATGACTAACCCATTCACTCAATTCAAATATGCTTTTGGGTTCTGGGCTGCTGCTGTTTTTGGTATTTACTCTCAAGATTTTTACGAGTGGAATGAATGGCTATTCCGCGACCCAAGATACACGCAGGAAAATCTTACGGGACGATTCTGGGATGAAATTAACGAAGGCTGGGAATGGATGCAGCCTTACATGATTGACCATCTTGTAGAATTTGATTCATGGGGCAAACTCACCCCCCAGCCGCCCGCCTAGCCACCAATCCCTCCCCAGTCATGGATCTTCTCAACTCACCAAGCATTATCAGAAGGGATCAAAACCTTTATACGATGGCCTGTAACATCTTTGGAGCTGATATTGTGGCAGATGCTTTTGTCATGACATACGACTATGGCAATTCTGAAAGCAGCGAAATTGAAAAAAGACTTGTTGCTGAATCATTTAAAGAAGTTCAACTGGAGATAGACGTTAGCTCAACAGAGGTAATCATTGTTTTTGTCAACGGCAAAAGCGTTTCTATTTGGAGTTCTGAATTTGTGGCAATTCGCAACATAGACATGAATAAGGAAACAAAAAAGTTTACCGGCTCGCAAGGTTCATCACCCCCCTAGCTACCCCTCCTAGCCGCCAATTCCCCCACCGCCTCGCTAAACGTGCGCCCACCTACCGGGGCATCCAACGGCGCCGATGGCTGCACGCTGCGGGTGCGATCGGGGAACAGGTAGCGCTCGCTGGCGGTTGGGGCGGTCAGGGCACGCTGCAGTAGCCCTCTGGCCCGTTCTTCGCTGATCCCTTCAGCCTTGGCCAAGGACCTGACCCCTGCCGCCTGTTCCTCCCGCCAGAAGTCGTTATCGAGCAGGGTGTCACGAATCACCGGGTCCGTTTCCAGTACCTCATCAGCCGGCAACGGGACCGGCGTACAGCGGCATTGTGGGTGGGCTGGGATGACCACCTGATCAGCCGGGTAGATTCGGCCATGGCGGCTGAGGCACCACCTGCAGGTGCGTTCGTCAGTGGCGGCAACCCAACGGATGAAACTGAAGCCCTCGGCCAGGTTGTGATCGATGGCCCCCTTGACGTAGGCATTGGCCAGCTCTGACCGGGCGATCACCTCGGCACGCTGGCGGAGCCCCATCCGTGAAGTCTTGCCGGTGGGGTCGGTTGTGCCCTCCAACGCCCCAACGATCTGCCGTTCAAGCCGGCGAGGGCCCCAGCCACGGGCGACACCTTCGCCAACGATCTGCGCGATCTGATCACGGAACCGTGCGGATTCGC